CTACTACCATTAATTTTATCTATTAGCACTAACGCTCACGCGCTCACTATAGAGCAGTTTGCAGCATTAGCAGATGGGGATTATCGACAGGCAACGATTATGTATCTCGGTGGTGTAAACGACACTGTTAGAATTTATGGAATATGGGCGAACCAAGACTGCCAAAAGTGGAAGGTGTTATCTCCCAACCAATTGTTAGCGGCATTTGAAGCAAACTACGACCAAATAGAGGACAAGAAAAATCATACAGCTTCTTGGGCTATTGAGTATGCAATTATGAATGGCGGCTGCTCTGATTAATAAACATATTAGGGGGCTTTCGTGAGAATATCTGATAAATTAAAAATGAGGATAGTTAAGATGCTGCACTTTACCCAGTTAAACTACTCCGAAATTTCACGCTCATTGGGCATACGCAGGGAAGTGGTTTACAAAGTAGCCAAAGAAGTAAAAGACGATAAGCCACTAACTGATGAGGAGCTGGCTTGCAGTAATACAACAAAAGGCTTTAATGATTATTTAAGGAGAGATAACAATGAATAAGAAATATGACGTAGGCGTATGGGCTTTGACCTACTATAAAATAGACCCAGATACAGGCGATGCCTTGTGTGATGGCGATGGTAAGGTTATTGAGTTTTACGTCCCCGATGAGGATTGCTCACAAATAGCTGAGTCGATAAGCCCTGATGATCTGGTGGAAGTAAACGATCTTAATTAAGGAGAGATAACAATGGATGATGATCATTGGTTTGAAGTAATTACGTTGGTAATACTTGGTTTCGGTTTTTTAATTTTAGTAAAACATTTATTTATTTAAGGAGAGTAAGATGAGCGAAGAAAATTCTGTTTATATTGCACTAGCACTTATGTTTGTTTCAGTAGGCGCGTGGTTTACACACATTATCCACTGTCTTATCCACGCTAAGTATCTGTTATTAATTGCTGGCGCGTTTATGTTCCCTGTAGGAATTATCCACGGCATCGGCATTTGGTTTGGGGTTAGTTGGTAATGGGTACTAAAGGGATTGATCAACGCCCTTATGATCGAGATAAATTTAACAATAACTTCGATGCCATTTTTGGTAAGAAAAAAGAAAAAAAAGAGGAGGCGAGACTTGAGCGAAGAAGTAATACAGGAAGGCGATCTTATGATCGCAATAAAGCAAGCACCTGATGGTGAGTCGTATTTTTTATTAATATCAACCGACCAGACGACAAGTATTTTTGATGTTGGTGATAAAGACGACCTAAAAGCATTAGGTGAGATATTTTTAAATCTTAGAAACTCAATTATTGATCTAACAAGGGAGTTACATTAATGAATAATCCAAGCCAGTACGACTTGATAAAAGACCACTTAGAATCAGGTAAGACTCTAACAAGATTAGAGGCTTTAAATGATTTAGGTATCTTAAACCCAACGGCACGAATATCTGAACTAAGGGCAGATGGAATCCCCGTAGAGACAAGAATGGTTGGTGTATACAACAGATGGGACACAAAAGTAAAAGTGGCTCAATGGTTTATACCTGAGCAGGAAAGCCCTTTATTTAGACGTAATCGCAGCTAGGCAGCACTTCCTTGCGCTGCTGCTGGTCAGCGTTACCTAGCAACCAGCANNACTATGCAATACGATGACAATAACAAAGGCGCACTATGGCCAGCTAAAGACCGAGCTTCTGATAAGCACCCTCATTTCACTGGTAAGGCGATGGTAGGCGGGGTTGAGTATTATGTTTCAGGTTGGAAGCGCGACCCTAACGGCAATCCAAAAGCGCCCTCGGTTAAGTTTAGCTTCAAAGCAGTAGATGAAGTGAAGGCTCAAACTATGCAGCAAGTACCACAGGAAACGCAGCCAGCTCAGGCAGCACCGATTGACTTTGATGATGATATTCCATTTTAGGGATTAGTTATGAAATATACAGCTCAGGCAACAACAGGTATTACAGGCGCACCCGCTGGAATGTATGGCGAGCTGCGAGTTGATTCTTTGGGGACAGGCGATAAGTTTGACCCTTGGAAAATACAAACCTCAATGTTTGGTGAAAAAATGAGGCTGTCTGAAGTCAGAGATAACATCAGAGATTTCCATAGGTTAAACGCCTATGGGACTCTTGTTATGTTTGCACTAAGGAATGGATTTACCGAAGACCAATTGTGCAGAGTTGCAGATAACAAAAAGAATATCTGTTATGACCTGTACTGCGGTGATGTCATTTTTAGAAAGTTAAATGACCGCCACTATAAACGCAAAGCAAAGAAGGTGCGTAAAGGTGCGTGAATTTATAATTAACCCAGCTAACCAAGATACTGTTGATGATTTTGTTAGCTATTTAGATGAGACTCTGCAAGGTGGTGGCTTATTCAAGGTCACCATTAAGCAAGTTAAAGACAGGTCGCTGTCACAAAATGCTTTACTCCACATATGGTTTAGAGAGTACGCAGCAATGCGCCTTAATAAGCCCCTCAAGAAGATTACTCAAGACGATACCGATTCTATTAAGTTACTTGTCAAACAAGCCTGTTACGGTGATATGAAGTACGACTGGCTATGTCAGCGCGTGACTAATATAGATACTGGTGTATCGGCTTTTGTTTTAAGGTCTACCAGTAGATACGACAAGGGCGAGATGTTTATGTTTATGGAGTGGTTTCAAGCGTTCGCAGCACAAAAAGGTTTATTACTTGAATCAATGGGTGAATTTGGGAGATTAAAAGATGAAACCAACCAATAGAGATAGATGTGAAAGTTATAAAGATATTTGCGAGGTCAGGTTCTTACTTTATATGGCGTACCAGTGCGATAGTGTGACAGAAAAGAAGAAGTTAATTGATGACGCGATGATTAAGATTGACTCTTACATATGGGAAGATTTCGCGGAGTATCGTACTAAATGAGATACGCCAGCCACTATAAAGACGACCCTAACGAAGATAGAATAATCGCTCACGCCTGTAAGGCTTGGAAGTGCCAAGCAAAGAAAATCCCGCCGCATTACGTTCTAGACTTCGCTATGCTGCGTCAAGGTCAGATAGTCGGCTTTGTTGAAGTTAAGAAGCGACACTTCCACTACGATAAATTCCCAACAACAATCATTCCATTCAATAAAATAATAAAGGCTAAGGATATGCTCAGGTTCGGCTACCCGTCATTCTTTATGGTTGAGTGGAACGATAGAATAGGCTGGGTGAGCTTAGACAGTAAGCCCGACAAGATAACCGTGGAAGGCCGTACAGATCGAGGCAGACCCGATGATATACAGCCTATGGCGCATTACAGCATAGACCAGTTTACTTTTCTGAACTGCCAGCCAACTGATTAGCAACATCAATAGCTCGCTGACCTACTTGGTCGGCGTATCGGCTGTTAAGTAACTCACTTCCCGCTAGATCGAATTTACCTTCCTCAATGTAAGCGATGGTCTTTTTAAATTGCTTAAACTTCGACAACCCCATATTAAATACTAGGTTGATGATCGCCTCTTTACGCTCTGGCGACAATTCAGCAAACCACTCAAAGTTAGACCAGCACTGCCCAGCTACGCGAGCAATATCATTCTCTAACAGGTAGGTGGCTTCCTCTTTTGATATTCCTACGTCATCGAGGTTGCGACCGACACCGATAGTCAATTTATCAGCAGTACACTTGTAAGGCTCTAACTTTAAACCTTCGTGAATTATTAATTGTTTAGTTAGTCGTTCTTTATTAATCAATGGAAAAGCTCCCAAAATCTAATAGAAAAGCTCCCAAAAATTAGGAATCTTCTTTTTTGTGACTTGCGCCAAAGTAAAATGAAGTAATTGCCGAGACAACACCGCCCATATAACCTAAAACAAGGCTAACAATAGTATCGCTATTAGCGTCAGGAGGCTGAATAGTAACAAGAAAGATATAACCCACAAAACCAACAAGGGAAATAAGGGCAACAATTCTAGGTGTCCAATCGCCTTTGTGGGCTTTTCTTGCGTCTTGTATATCTTTCGCTTCCAGTGCAAAGATGTCAACTTCCAACTCAGCCATTTTAGTTTCAAAATCAAGCTCCGCTTTTTTAACTTCGACAAGTTGCTCTGGTGACGCAGTTTGTAACGCCTTTTCAATACTTTTAGGGTCATTACTACAACCTAAAGCCTTAGCAATAGCAGATGCAGCAGCACCACCTAAAGGGCTACCTAGCGCAGTGCCAAGAACAGGCGCAACAGCACCAATAATCCCCTTAATCGCTCCAAAATTCATTTCTTTTTAGCCTTCTTCATTGGTTTGCTACCAGTTTTTTTCTTAGCTGGTGGTCGCCCTACTTTCTTACCGTATGTACCTTTACCTGATGGCATTACTCTATCTCCTCTATCTCAGTGTTACTTATGATAAGTGTTGTTTTAGCCCATTCCATAGCGCCTACAATCTCACCGTAGGTTAATAGTCCTTGCTCTGCGTATTCGTCAATTAGAGCAATTATATCGTTATAGAAGTCATCTGTAGCTGCATTTCGGTAGCTATAGTTATTATGCTGTGTTAAATCTTTGACATCGGACATTATAACCTCTCAGTTGACCGTCTTACCTCACCTTTCTCTTTATCTAAGACTAGTAAGCACATTGATTGACCACTTACATAACCACTTGAATCGTGCCAAGCATCGCTGGGCGGTAAACCTGCAAAGCTCTCGGTTACTGTTTGCCCATAAGTCTCGCGGCTAATTTGCTTACTGTGGATGTGGCCGTGCCAGCACATTCTATGTGTACTTGCCCCCCACTCCTCTGGGTATCTGGCTGCAAAATACTCAGCCATTTTAGCGTGTTTAATAGTGTCACCGTGAGTAACCATAAAGGCTGTTTTGCCGTGTTGGTACACCCAGCATACAGCAGGTGACATTTCTATTGTAACTCTTTTATTGTTGCGCCAATAGGCTTGTTGTTGAGCCTTGAGCGCCATAGAGGTAATCGCATCGTGATTTCCGCGACAGTGACGCACTATAACCTTGTTAAAACGCTTCAGAGCCTCTTCTACGATAAACGACATAACCTCAAGCCCTATCAAGAAAACGTGCTCTAAGCGCCCGTCAGTGTCCAGTGGAGTGCCTTTAGTGGTCGTTCCTGTGTAAGTGTCGGCGGGGTAATAGTCTCCTCGCTGCTTTTTGACGTGTTGTTCCGCCTCGGGCCG